GGAGCAGACAAAGGCATTCTTGGACTCCCACAGAAATGACAAGGGAATTCTTTCTGCAGAGGATACGGGGACCTATGAAAGAATGGAACAGGAAATTGTAATTCATTAATCTTGCTCATTGTAAAATCCTCCTTAAGGTCTAAGTAAATCCAGTCTTTTATCAAGCTGGTCAATTGCTGTTCCATTTGCTTTTTCCTGTTTTGCAGGAATCTCTGCCGCCTTTGCAGGCGTCATATTCTTATGCTTATTTTCCGGTTTGTAATGAGTCATCAGCTTATTCATAAGTCTGGTCTCTGTTTCTTTGCCGGAAAATGAATATGCAGGAATACTGTCTGTACTTCGTTTCTCATCCACAAGAATGTCATCTGCAAAACCAAGCTCTACTGCTTTGTTTGCATTCATCCATGTTTCAGAATCCATCAGATGTGCCAGTTTTGCCCTGGACATGCTCGTCTTGATCTCATAGGCATTGATAATACTTTCCTTTACTTCATCCAGCATATCGATTGCCTTTTCCATATCCTCATGATTTCCGTAAGCCATCGTCATGGGATTATGGATCATGATGAGAGCAGTCGGTGCCATAAGCACAGTTGTTCCTGCCATTGCAATGACGGATGCTGCACTGGCAGCGATGCCATTGATTTTGACTGTCACATCACCCTGATAATCCATCAGCATGGAATAAATCTGACTGGCCGCGATGCAGTCACCGCCCGGAGAGTTAATCCATATGGTCACCGGTCCCTTTCCTGCAAAAAGTTCATCACGGAACATCTGTGGTGTGACATCATCATCAAACCAAGATACTTCTGCGATAGTTCCGTACAGTTCCAGCACTCGTTCTTTCTCATCGTGTGTTTCTGCCTGGTTTATCCAGTTCCAGAACTTCTTCGGTTTCTTCATCAGAATCTGTATCCTCCTTCTTTTCTGTATTTGCATAAGCTGCGCCTGCTTTCTCAAGCGGCAGCATATTACCGTTTACCAAGTACAAATCACCGCCAAGTTCAGCTGGAATTCTGTCCAGATCCTCAAGCTGACGGATATCATTTGCACTCATCCAGCCATTCTGTCTGGCTGTTGCATAGCCGTTCATTCGGCTTGCATAATCACCACGGAGCAGGCCTTCCACATTCAGTTTGAAAAAATAACTGTTTTTCTCTTCCTCGGAAAGCAAGGCTCGAAACAGCGACTGCTCCCACCTTATTACCCAAGGATCAAGCGTATATTTCACAAACTCCAGTGACTGCTGCTCTATATTAGAAAAGCTTGACTTTTCAAGGTCACCGACCATATGAGGCGGTACTCTGAAAATTCGAGCGATTTCGTTGATCTGAAATTTTCTGGTCTCCAAAAACTGTGCTTCGTTTGGTGAGATTGAGATTGGTGTGTATTTAAGTCCTTCTTCCAGAACTGCTACCTTATGGCTGTTGGCACTTCCTCCGAATGCAGCATTCCAGCTATCTCTGACTTTGGAAGGGTCTTTTAATGTTCCGGGATGTTCCAGAACGCCACTAGGTGCGGCACCATTTGCATAGAACTTTGAACCATATTCTTCTGCTGCAATGGCAAGTCCTATCGCATTTTTCGCCATAGCAATGGGTGAATATCCAACCAGTCCGTCAAATCCAAGTCCCGGAACATGCAGCACATCCGATGCGTCCAGATACACCGTTGTTCCTTCCATAGTAGGCGCATCTTCCGTGATTTTCGCGTATTTGTAATACAGCGTTCCTTTATCATCTCGCTCCACACTCATACGATCCGGCATCAGCGGATTAACAGTGCAATGACCTCTCCTTTGCCGTTTCGAATAATCTGTGCATAGGCATTGCCCCACAGCAAAAGGTGAGTCATCAGTGTTTCCCGAAATACAAAGGATGTCATTTCAGGATTTGGCTCATCATGAAGCAGTTTATATAATGGATGCTCCAGTGCCTTTTCCTTTCCGCCGTCTTCGTTGTACCTATAGATATTTAATGGAAGGCTTGCGATAGCTTCAGACAGAATACGGACACAGCTGTATACTGCAGTCATCTGCATGGCAGAACGCTCATTCACTCGCTTGCCGGATGTAGAATATCCCATTAAAAAGCTATAGGTGCTTCCGCTTGTTCTGTTGGAAGGCTTATCCCTTGAACGAAATAATCCACTTAAAATTCCCATATCTGATCACGCTCCTTCCTAAATAAAAAGAATGCCTCGGTTATCGTATACAGATTCCGTATTGGCATTCCCACATCTGATTGCTCGATCCAGTGCCATGATTGTGTTGCAATAGCACCATCAATTTTTTCTGTTGACTTTTCCTTGTCAGCTTTGATATTTCCGGCAGGATCTGTTCGTATAAAGATGTTGTCCATATTCCAGCGAAGAACCGGGTGACCGCCGTGTGCAATTTTTCCTTCCAGAACCAGTTTCATCAGTTCTTTCGTTGGAGGAGACATGTCTTTGAATCCCTGTCCAAACGGAACTACAGTAAAACCCATGCCTTCCAGGTTCTGCACCATCTGTACAGCTCCCCAACGGTCAAAAGCGATTTCCTTAATGTTGAATCGTTCTCCCAGAGATTCTATAAACTGTTCAATGTATCCGTAATGAACCACATTGCCTGCCGTAGTCTGAAGATACCCTTTTCTTTCCCACAAATCATACGGCACATGATCTCGTCTGACTCTTAGGTCAAGCGTATCTTCCGGCACCCAGAAGTGTGGAAGTATGCTGTATTTATCCTCCTCATCTGCCGGAGGAAATACCAAAACAAATGCTGTAATATCCGTTGTCGAAGAAAGGTCAAGACCGCCATAGCAAACACGGCCTTCCAGTTCATCTTCATCAACATTAAAGTCACACGCATCCCATTTTTCCATCGGCATCCATCGTACTGACTGCTTAACCCACTGATTGAGTCTCAGCTGTCTGAACGAGTTCTCCTCTCCGGGGTTCTGTCTTGCAGAATCGCAAGCAGCTTGCACTTTATCAATTCCGACTGTAATACCAAGTGAGGGATTCGCTTTCTGCCAGACTCTAGGGTCAGTCCAATCTTCCGATTCATCAGCACCATAAATTACAGAATAAAAGGTTGGATCAATCTTTCTTCCTGCCTCGATATCCAATGCCTTCTGATGGATTTCATAACAGATGGAGTTGGTGTCATTTCCGGCTGTGGTAATTAGAAAATACAGCGGCTGCATTCTGGCATCACCAGAACCTTGCGTCATTACATCGTAGAGTTTTCGATTTGGCTGGAGTACGCAGCTCATCGAAGATAACTCCGTGTGTATTAAAACCATGCTTATTGGCCACATCGGCAGATAGCACTTGATAGGAACTGTTGGTCGGTTTGAAAATAATCTTCTTTTGTGATTCAAGGATTTTAACTCTCTTCATCAGTGCCGGAGAAAACTTCACCATATCCACAGCCACATCAAATACGATTTTAGCTTGGTTTCTATCTGCCGCACATCCGTAGACCTCTGCACGTTCCTCTCCGTCACCACAAAGAAGTAAGAGTGCTACGGCAGCTGCAAGTTCTGATTTCCCTTGTTTCTTAGGAATCTCAATATATGCCGTATTAAACTGACGATACCCATTCGGTTTCAAAACACCAAACAAATCTCTTATGATCTGCTCCTGCCAGTCAATCAGTTCAAACTTCTTTCCCACCCATGTTCCTTTGGTATGACACAGTTCCTCAATAAAGCTGACTGCGAAATCCGCCATGTCTTTGCTGTAATGAGAAGTCTTCGCCATAAATTTTGTTGGCTTGTAATTTTTCAGCTTTCGCAATCCGCATCACCTCCGTAAATAAAAACAGCCACCATCATTGGTGACATCAATAAAGTTTATATATACGAGATACAGAAGCCTCTCAGTTTCCGTTCCCGATCCCGTTTTAGGATTCTGTTTAGTTATGTTCGTTTAGGAGAATGCAAAGCGCCATTTCCGCTTCCATGCAGGTCGGCTTTATGTCCCATCCTCTGTCGTAGTTAGCGATCCATTCACCGTCCATCTTAAGGCTGAGTTTGGAAATTCTGCCGCCGTTAATGCCGTAATCTTCGCTGGGCTCATCAAAGTGCTTGACCCAGTATTTGACCTTCTTGTATTCTCCGTCCTTTGTTGGTATTCCGATGATTCCTTCTTTCCACATGTCTGTGTACCTCCTTGTTTTCTTTTCCTTTCGGTACACTATATATCACTCTAAAAGCACATATTATCAAGTTAATTACGGGCATATATGTGACAAT